TGGAAATGGATGATAAAAACTGTGTAATGTTGAATAGTTATTATTAGTTGCGGCAACTTGATTACCTGGAGGACTCCACCAATTACCAACAAGCTTCGCACTACTAAAATCTGATGCTGATGAGCCTCCACCTCCAGCGCCTCTAAACGGCAACGTAGCTAAATCAGTTACACCATCAGAATATTTATAACGCCCATCAATATGATAGATAGGTATATTTGCAGGATAAACAACGGCTGCATTGGTTGTAAACCAAGCATCATCATTGCCTTGCATTTTTATTTCTGAATTTATTATTGCCATTTTAAATAATATCTTGAATTATAGTAGGGCTTGTATTTCCAATAACTTGTTGTATTCCTGTTAATATATTAACCATATACTCGCCACTTGTATTAAATGTTTGAATTACATTACCATCTTGGTCTTTAATTAATACAGTAAAATCTCCAGTCATAGGAGGTGCATAATTACCACCGACGTAAATATAATTATCGTCTAATAAATTACCAGCTGCTATTGGCAATGAACAACTATAATTACTCATGTGAGATGATAACTCTAATTCAAAGAAGTGTCCGCTTACCATCGTGTCATTCCTTTCGGTAAAACCTGTTAATGAAATTGAATCACTAACATTTATAGATCCAAGTAATTTTGTTTTTGAAACTAATCTAATATAATTATGAAAATCAAAACACATTAACTCGGTATCGCTCAATACCTCTGTTTCATTTGATGCATCTAAATTAACTAAATCAGATAGTTCAAATAAATACTTTCTGACCACTTGCCCGTTATTGTTTTCACTAGATTGTAGAGATGCCCTAAATAATGGGTATTTATATTGGTTAGCTGTGTCAATCTCATCTCCAAAGAAGAAGTCGTTTAAAGCTTCATGCTTTAAAACAAAATTTTTAAATAGTTCTACTTCTTGGTTAAGCGTTAGCATCGTTAATCTAATATTCCGTTTACAAAATTATAATTACAATTGTCATCTTCTCTTTTTATTTTTTCATCTCTTAAATAAACAGAGCTTGTATAATTTCTTATTTTACGATTATAACCTTCGACACTTACTAAAGTGTATTTTGGAAATAATGCTTCGTTGTTTCTTAAATACCTCGTTAATAATTCAGCGTATGATTCCGCTGTATCTCTATAACTATTTTTCAATAGTTGTAAATCGGTAGTGTCTGCTGGTTGTGAGTTATCACTACTCTTAACCATCACGCCTTTATTCAACAATCTAAACTTTAAATCAAATAACAACTCCATTTTTATATACCAAAGCAAAACTTTTGTAATGTAGTTATTCATTAAATTCTTTTCATTCGGATAAGCTGTTAAAGTTTCATCCGCTGTTATTTTAGTTTTTAAATCGTTATATAATTCAGTTCCAATAATTTGCTGTAAGTCAATATCCTGTACTTTTATAATCGTTGGTTTTAATAATTCAAAATCTACATTATCATTAATAACAGAGTAGTCTTTTAAATATGATTCTTTTATAAAAAAAATATCAGCCATGTTATTGTACTTTTCTAGTTTTTGTAATTGCAATAAAATAGTGCCTGCACTCAGGATCAATCTCCTTTGTAATTCTATTGGTATAGTAACCGCCTCGATAATCCCAAACATTAGTACCTAAGTCATTTGACATCTTATCCAATGCTTCAAACGTCCATGATTTAAACTTACTTAAATTCATCATTTTAACACAAAAGTCTCTAGACTTGCCTCCTGGTTTTAATGCTGGCTTTTCAGGATCAACTGCATATTTATAAACTGTATAAGTTTCAACTTTAATATCTTTTTTTGGAGTTAACCCTGTTAATGGGAATGAATTGTTTTTTTTTAATCTATCAATCGACTCGTAAATCTTGCTAATATCATAATTCAAATTTTTAGCAATTTCTTCGGGAGTTAAGTTTTTATTTTTTTCAAATTCTTTTATAACCAAATCATCTAATTCTTTTACTGATTTTACCAACTCATTAGCAAACTTCATTATATGCCTTTCATATTTTAAAGCATCTTTTGAATTATGAATATGAGCTGCTTCAACTAATATCGTTTCATCATCGTCATTATCATCAATTGCGCACGCTTCCAAGGCTAGGTATACTTTATCTGTTTGAGTTGATAAATTTAAATTTACTTCTGTATTTATTCCTAGCATTTTCTTGGCTTCGTTTGTTGGTAAGCCATAAGCAGTTAATCGAGCAATAGCAAGGTGTTCGTTCATTCCGTTTTTCTTTGCTTGAAAATCTCTTATAATTCTCTGCATATCCCTATTCTCACTAGCCGATAAGCCTTTTAAATTATCGTTTACCTCATTAGCTTGCACTGGCAAAGGATTTCCAGTCTCATCTAATTTAGGTGCAGTCAATGGCTCGTAGCCTTTTAATTTTCTTCTTTCATCTTGCGTTAAATCTACATCTTGCGTTAAGTTTATTCCAACAACAGAAAGAGGCTTAAAAGTAAAATCAATTCGCTTGCCGTTTTTTAAATAAAATAAATAGTTCAAGTATTCCACCAACTCTTTTTGTCTTGGCTGTACATAACTATGTATAAATAGTTCTTGAATAGTAACCAAGTCGGCTGACGAAGAAAAAAATGAATCGTCGAATTTTATATTAAATAACTCAGGAGAAAGTTCATGTCCTGAAAAAATTTTCTTTAATGCTCTCTTACTTGTAAATTCAAACTTTTGAGATAAATCACTAATTGAAACGTCTACTATTTCAGGGGCTTTATCATCTCTATCAACGTGAACAACCATAACATTTTCCCCATCTTCGCCTCCATAAGTGCCTTTAAATCTGTTATCAATCTCTGCCTTTATCTCACTAGATGGCGTTCCATTAAAGAAAACAATCATTTTACCAACGCTAAAACCATTTGAAACGTAGTTTTGATTAAATGTACTAATATCAATATCTGTATTAATATCGTTTAGTACAGATTGGTAAACAGGCTTTGAATACACATCATCTAAATCACTTGAAGAAACTTGAGTATATCTAAATTCTAAAAAGAAAGTACCAGCTTCCGTTTGCCCTTCTTTATATTTATTTATTTTCTTGTACTTTTCAGTATAACCTTTTTTCCAATTCTTAGAAAAATATAAAACGTCCTTATTCTCATTAAGCCTGCAATGCACGTTATTCAATACATTGTAAACAACTGGCTTACCTTGTAAGTTTGTAATGACTTCAAAAAATACAGAGTTATACATCTCTGCGTATAATGCTATTTTATTTTTTAATTTTTCTAAACTATCCTTTGAACTAAATTTATTTATAAATTCATTCAATAATAATTCATTTGCCTTGTCTTCAGTAGTAATTCCAATGCCTGCAATGTATCTACTTTTTTTATTTACGATAGCCCTGTGCTCAGGGTGTTCATTATAAAGTCTTACATATTCATTAACGTATAAGTTGTTTGCGCCATACTTAACATACTCTTTTGATGAATCCTCTCTAAACACTAGCTTTGGTAATGCTTTGAATTTAAACTCTGAAGAGTTTCCTAAAAATTTTACATCAATTGCCATTGTATACTATGAAATTAGATTCACTCCCTTGATATGTTTTTAAAACAACATCAGCCTCAATTACCTTTGCTCTACCTAAATCCACTAGTTTTAAGCCTGTTGGGTTTAAATTAGTAGCACTTGATTGCTCGTAAATATTATATTTATAACTACCAGTTTTAAAATTTAATTGACCAACTAAAGGAAGTTCAGTTATATTGTCAATAATTATAAATTTATTATTTCTTAATTTGTTTCCTGAAATATCCGCCGATGTTAAGTATTTTTTTTCACTTGTTGTATCATTTATAAACTCAAACAAATAATAAGGCTCACTAATCGTTGTCTTTTCAGATAACGTTAATATAGCTAAATTACTTGAATTTTTATTAATAATAAGTGTAGGCATATCTTAATTTAATATAACATTTTTTATAAATATTACAAAAAAAAAAGCAACCCATTAAGATTGCTTTTTTTTACAATTCAATTAAAGTTAATTAAGTTAATAATCCTGCTATGATAGCTTGGTTTACTTGTAAGAATTTAGTTTTAGAACGTCCCTTTACAACTACAGTAGAACCTATGAATGAGTTGAAAGTAGTTCCTGCTTCAAACTTATCATTAATAGCATTAGATCCATAATCACGTCCTAACATCCAGTATGTGCCATCCTCTAGTTCTGCAATTATAATTAATCTATTTTTCATAAGCAACTCTAATTCAACTTGGTCAAGAAGTTCCGTTCCATAAGTTTTAAACGTAGCCTCCCAATCGTAAGCATAAGTACCATTTGCAGTTGTTCCATCCCCTGTGTAAGAGAATGTAGCTGTTTCAGGTTGTTGCTTGTATTGCTTAAATGTAGCCGTTTTGGTAATAGCTGTTACAACATTAGCCGTTACAGTTGAAGTCAACATATTAGCAAATGGCGTTATAATATAGCTTCTCACACCAGCCGTTGATAAACAGTCTTTTGGCGTGTAGCTTTGAGTTAATGGGCAAGTTGCTGGCATCTTTTATTTTTTTTTAATTTCTATCCACCGTAAAGTACATTCCATTTTTGACGAACAATCCAAGTGTTCATTGTCATAATCATTTTAATGATACGTCTAGTAGATGCGTTTGCTTCTTTTTCAATTATTAATTGAGATGCATCCGATAACGTATCCATTGCTAGCATGATGTTTGGTTTTTGCGCAACAATCATAAATCCAACTAAGTCGACAAATATGATTTTAATATCATTAAAATACATATCGTTAAAAGAAGTTCCTACAAAATTTTCTTGTAATGCAGCACCTTGAACTCTATTAGCTGCTTTAATTAATTTATAGTGAGCTTTCGGAGCGTATATAACTGGAGCTTGGTCGCCTGTTAAAACTAAAATTTCGTCAGGAATAACATTATACATCTTAACATATTCAGCAACGATTGATGCACTTGTAACAGTAGCAATTGAAAGAACTTTTCTATATTCTCCTAATCCAGCACCTGGTACTGTCTTTGCTTGTGATGCATTATAAATCATTGTAGCTGGTACAGAATCAAACAATGTAGTTGGCATAGCAGCTACTAATGTTTGTGCGCCTGCTGAAACACTACCTTGCGCTGCGTTTGGCGTTAACGCTGCTATGGCTGCTTTAGTTGCAGTTGTAGCACCGTTCCATACTTGAGATTCCAATTTTGCGCTTGCAGCTGGTTGTACTTGTATTAAAACCTTTCTGTCAAACTCATCTGAAATAACTTCAAATGCGCCTTTCTTCATTGAGTTTTGATAACGAGTTCCAAATAACGAACTTTGGTCTACAATACCTTCAATGTTAAATGTTTTTAAATCTACTGGAGATTTTTGTGAGCGTAGTGTTACGTTATCCGCTGTTACTGAACCGTAGTTAGCGGCAGATATAGTTACATCGGCAGAGCTTTCATAAACGTCCATCCCTGATTTATGACCTTCTACGATGGTAATCGTTTCGCCTCTAAATGTTGGGGAATCAGCGTATACCTCTTGGATAATATCTTCAAATTCTGTTTGGTTGACTTTCGTGCCTGTATATGTTACTGCCATGTTGTTTAGTTTTTATATTTGTTTTTTAATTTTATTTTTTAAATTTTACCTCTGTTAAATAATACTTTTTCCTTGTTAGACATTTTATCGTAAGGAATTTCACTAAAAGAAACTTTAGTAGTTTTTTCAGCTTCTAAACTAAGGTTAACAGCATTTTCATTAATCACATCAATAGCTTGAAGCGCAACGAATAAAGAATTTTTTGTTTCTTTTAATTCTTTTTCAGACTTTGAAAAATTAGCTTCTAATTTTGTGTTATTAGATTTTAATGTTTCAATATATTTTTCAATGTTTTCTAATCTTGCTTTTAAATCATCTTTTGAAGCATCAATTGATGAATCCTCTGAACTTGGCGGAACAATGTTTGTAACAACACCAGCAACGCAAGTAATTACAGTTCCATCCTCTGTTGTATAATCTCCCTCTGCTGGAACAGCAACACCATCAGCACCTGTGTAAGTAGCTGCAGAATTTACTTCTAAAGCATCAACTGAAAGCATACTGCCATCATTTAATGTAAGGTCTTCTAATTTAATAACA